ATCACCACCATCACAAGCCCCCTTGCCCGTATTAAATGAATGGGAACGTTCCACAAAGACAGGATAAACAGCCTTGCTGCGGAAGGGGTTCAGGAAAAACTCGTCCAATATATATGGGAAGGCAATTATTTCTCGGTTGCTTGCAGGGCGGCCGGTACTTGGCCGAAAGTTGTCAAATACTGGCATGAGAAACTAGAAGCGGGAGACGACAGGGCCAAAAAATACGAAAAGTTTTTCAACCAATTGGAGCACGCAACGGCGCAAGCCGAAGTATGCATGGTCAGGAGGATAAGGAGAGGCCAAAAGGGCTGGGGCGGCGCCTCTTGGCTACTCGAAAGGCGATTCGCTGAACGATGGACAGATGTGAAGAATCAGAAGCAAGATATCAAAGTCAATGTGAAGCACGTTCCGGTCGTGGAATTGCCTCTTAAAGACCTGCATGGCGACGCTGCAAGCACGACCCAAACTCAAACCTCAGAGGGGACCGCAGAGTGAGTTTCTCCGAAACCCCGCCGAAATCGTCGTATATGGAGGCGCAGCAGGAGGTGGGAAGACTTATGCACTCTTACTTGACCCGCTTCCATACCTGCTCACCGTGCCAGGATTTAGCGGAGTCATTTTCCGTCGAACGTATCCTGAAATATCGGTCCCCGGAGGCTTGTGGGATACTTCCGCCGAGATATACGGGCAGCTTCCGTGCAAACCGCGAAAATCAGACATGGAGTGGGTGTTTGAGCCTTATGGCAACACTCTCAAACTTCGACACCTTCAGCACGATGTCAATATGTACCAATGGCAGGGCAGCCAAGTTACATATTTCGGATTTGACGAGTTAACACATTTTGTTGAGTCCGTATTCTCCTATATCGCTTTCAGTCGTGGTCGCAGCCAGTGTGACGTTGATTCCTATGTGCGATGCTCTTGTAACCCCGACCCCGGATGGGTCAAGACATTCCTTGCCCCGTGGGTCGATGACTCTTATCCAAATCGAGCATCATCTGGTCAAGTTCGGTGGTTCGTCAGAGAAGATGGCAAAATCAAATGGGTAGGGCGGGATTATCCTGATGCAAAATCGATGTCATTCGTCAGAGCGAGCGTCTATGACAACCCCATCATGTTGCAACGCAATCCGCGATATATCGCTTCGCTCAAGGCGCTCTTACCCGTGGAGCGAGCTAGATTGCTCGACGGAGATTGGAACGTACGCCGAGAAGGGCTTGTGTACCCGTCCTTTGAATCCGCTATCGTTGAATCAGGACCATTACACACGCCGATGGTTGGTGGAGTCGACTTTGGCTTTCATAATCCTTTCGCCGCGATATGGGGCCATATCGACCACGACGGAGTATTGTGGCTAACAGGATGTCGTTACAAGTCAAATACGACTCTTCCGACGCACAGCGAAGCTCTTCCGAGGAATGTGAGGTGGTGGTGCGACCCTGCGGCGCCGGAGTCAATCGCACAATTGCGCAATGCTGGGCACGACGTCATCTCATGCGTCCACAGGCCAGCGCGGCTGTCGACGGGAGAAACGCGAAGCCCGAAAATGGCGGGCATCGATATGGTAACGCGGCGAATGGAGTCGGGTCGACTTCGCATAATCCGAAACGAAACGACACTTCCTCTGATTCGTGAACTCGGGCTGTATCACTACGACGAGACTAAACTATCAGAGGAACCGGTCGACGAAGACAACCATACCTGCGACGCACTCCGCTACCTCGTGGTTGGTCTTGACCGGCATTCAATGCCTTTGGTCGTGGTAGAAGAAGAGTTGATTGATGAACGCAAGAAACAAGAGAAAGACGAGCAAGAGGCAGACCGCAAGGCCCGCGAACTGGCAGACATGAGAGCACAGGCTAATCCCGATGATGAGAGGTGGTGGGGTGGTTAATTGCCCTGAATGCTCCACGACGCTTGACCGGTCAACCACGATGGTGGAAGGGGTTACGGTGCTTCGCTGCAAGCAGTGCCGCGCATTCCGCATTGAGGGCGACACCGAAGTCATTCGCAAAAGCTCCGACCCAATCTCAGCGCTCGCTCGAAGGGCCCATGCTCTTGGCATCATCGATATCGACCAGCAGGTGATGAATTCGGACATTGATGACCCCCGGTGGACTCAGATTTATCTATGACGCCCGAGCAGAAGGTACTTGAGGAAATCTTGGCAACACTCAAGAAAATGGCGGAATACCTCGCGCGGCTTGAGGCAGTCCTTACGCGGTGACACCGGCCTGGATTGCTATCTCACTATGGATTGGCACTATCGGATTTGTGGCGGGGTTCATTCTCGGTCATCGCGTAGGCTCATGGGGTAAGTGAAGCTTCTCAATGATATCTCCGCGTACATGTCGGGGCAGGTCAAAAAGCCTAAAGAGATGCCCGCACCGCCCGGCATGTTCAACATGGGAAGCACTTACCTTGGCGGTAGTGCTTTCACCGATGCCTTCAGCAGCAAGCGTGGCCCGTCTCCGTGGCAACTGATTGAGAAATATAAGAGTCTTATCTATGCAATGGTCGCGAAGAACGCTAACGCCGTTTGCAGGGTTCCGCTTAGGCTTTACGCGGATGGGTCAAGAGCACAAGGGGGACAACCTCGTTCAGCCTGTGACCCGGTTCGGGTTACAAGGTCGGTCGGAGTCAGATTATCACGAGCGGGGCTCGTTAGTCCCTCTGCGGTCGACAAGGTTTATGAGGTTAGAACCTCGCCGTTTATTGACCTTATCGACAAGCCGGACCCGTATGGATACTTCAGCCGGTCCAAACTCATCTCATTGATGGTCCGCTATTGCGATGTAGTAGGTTCAGCTTATTTCATGCCCGATTGGGATGGATGGGAAGTTGGACGGGGGAAGACCAAGCCTAATCGAGTGCCTGACTATCTATGGGTTCTCTATAGCCAGTACGTTATCCCGATTAGAATGGCTCAGAATCCTCTCATCAACTTCTTTCAGTATTTCGCTGCCCGATTGCCCTATGAAGACGTGATGTGGTTCCGGCAAAATCACAGCTTACGCGACCCTTACGGCGCCTCGTATTCCCCAACGTACGCGGGCGACCAGTACGCAAGCCAAGAAGATAAGCAGATTGCAATTTACGACCAAGTGTTAGGACTCGGCCCTCGTCCTAATCTCATCGCCACTGCCAAGGATTCGCTTCAACCCCCGGGCGAAACGGAGCGGAAACGACTAGAGCAAGACCTTATTCGGAGGCAGTCTGCGGCCTATGCTGGCGGAGTACTCGTCAATAATGGCGCTTGGGAATTCACTCCAGTAAGCTACTCGCCGGCAGACCTCGCGGGCAAAGAGATATCTGAGTACGACCTGAAGATGTTGGCGACCATATTCGGCCAACCTCCGACCTATTACACGGTCGACTCAAACTTGGCCAACCTTCAGGCAGCAGACCAGCAGCACGCGCGCGATGGTGTGGAACCACGCTGCAAGATGATATCGGATATGCTCACTCAGTGGGTACGAATGTACGACCCGCGCCTATTCTGGGAGTTCGACCCAAGCCTACCTGAAGATGAGGAACTCAAGGCCAAAATCATTGACATGAAGTTGAAGAACGGTTCAATCACCATCAACCAAGCCAATCTCGAAAGTGAGTGGCCTCCGGTAGAATGGGGTGATGAGCCGTGGATTGCGGGGACGCTAGTTCAGCCATCGATGGCCAGAGAGAAACATGAGCTAGGGTTGAAGACTGGCGAAGCGGGAATTGATTCCCAAGAGAAGGGCTTAGACATTCAACAGCAAGATGCGGACACCAAAAGTGAGAGTGCTAAGTCTTCTGTTTCAAATGGCAATGGTCGCAAGCCTGGCGATGGTAGTAGCTCTAAAGATAGGAGCATTCCGGCGATTCATGGAGGACCGTTAGAGGCTCGATTCGATGCGATACTGGCCAGCATGGAGCGAAGCTTGGGCCTGTGATTACTGAGCGTGAACTGCGAATGCTCTCTATTCTCACGGCTCAACGGAAGCTACTCTTTGGAAAGAATCGCATCCACAAAGCAAGTTCAGCCGAAGGCATTTTGCGTCATTGCCTCCGAACCACAGGCTATACGGCAGCATACAAGGCAAGAACACTCACAGGTAGGCAATACCTTGACTTACTGGAGACTGTGCGGGAATACGGCAAAGCGTGGTTCAGGCATGAGGCCTGTAGATTCTGTACCGATTACCTTGGCGTGGTTGAACGGTCATGGGTTCCACTCGATGTTGCAAAGCGGGCTTGGGTGGAAAAGGGTGATTTCCTTATCCTTGAAGATTCTTCGCTTCGCGGTCATATCGGGCGATTCTTCAAGCGAGCGAAACAATTCGTGCGCGAACTCATCACGGCCGGGTCGATGGCACTTCTAGGCCCGGCTCCTCTTTCCGGTCAAGACCTTGAGGAAACCGAAAAGCAGGTTCAGGTACAGGAGCAGTATTTCGACAAGTTCGAGCAAGAGGTCCGCGCATTTCCGCCCAAGGTAAGGCCCGAACCAAAGCCACTTCCGCAAGACCTGCTGGCGCCTGAACCTATCCTTGTGCAGCCTCCCAACATGACGCCTGGTCAGTTTGTGGCCCGCGTAGGGTCTTATGGGAACGCTCCATTTGGCGCAGCTCAGGAAGTGCTTCGCGTGCACCGATTCTACAATCGCGACGTTGACCAAGAACGGCGTGTTCACAATGGAACCGATAATCCATGCAAAGACTGCATAGCAGAACTGAAGAAGAATTGGCAGCCGATAATGACGCTTCGTCGGATAGGCGACAGCGAATGCAAGGAAAACTGCCATTGTTCATTTCGGTTTCGTCTTGGCGATGATGGCCAAGAGTATGAGTTGGGCGAACAGATGTTGGTGCCGCTAAAACATCCATCAGCGGAAATAATTCCCGATGATCGCGGCCAATATCCGGTGGCTGAGCTTCCCCCGACCTAATGACCTGGTGCGGCACAATCTGGCGTAAGGATGGCACATGGGCAACGTATGACCTGCCCAACGAGCGCAATGCCAAGCTATGGGCTCAAGATAATAGCCGAAGCAAAGGCGTTGAGTGTATCACCGTCTATCCGCAGAGCGACATTAATAAGTTTTTCTGGCAACTATGGAAAGCCTCCGACCCGGAGCGATG